GTCCGCTAATCATAATATGAGTTCTTCTCCATAGAAGTCATGATCGATATTATCCATCACACGTTCGTGATATATCCAATCCATCTCATTTTTCTTAACAAGAGTCTCCCAAGTCGGGAAACCTCGAAGAACTTCTTCTGGAGAAATACCTATTTGCCTCAATTTTTTTAAATCATCATGAGTCGCTCTTCCAATCGCTTCCTTTAACGTAATAGTGGGATTCACGCCTGACACTTGAACGAGTGATTCAAAGAGAAGAAATAGACGACGATATGCAAAATAATTACTCGCATAAGTTCCATAAGCATGACCTATACAAGACATCATCACGTCTAGACAATCTCTCTTTCCTGTCTCTCGTCCCCAAACAGCTCGAATTAAAAACTCCCTCCACTCACGAAAAGGAAGGAATTTACATTGGCCTGGCTCATCTATACGAGGATTCTTAATAAATTGATGACGAAGAAAGGTAAGACCTTTGCGAATAAGAAATCCATGAAAAGTATCACTAATAAAGGTTGCTCCTGTAACTAAATCACGGACTTCAACATCTAAATACTTCTTACAGAATCGTGCAAATTCATCTGCCGAGAAATATTGTGCTGCCACTCCTTTACTTTTATTCCATGCATGATCGTCACCATACACTATTATCATTATTATATTATAAAGTGCATCTTCCAACTCTTCCTGAATATCCTCAGGAGCATTTTGTATCTGCCAAATACCAAAAAGACAAAAATACATTGCCATAATCCAAGAATCCATATGACTAGTATTCCAGCAGCCAGAAGGAACTTGGCCACGAACAAAGGCCCAATAATTCGCAAACATCCGCGTAAGACGAGAAGCCATATTCTCTGCTAACCACTCTATTATTTTCTTTTTTATTTCATAATCACGAGAAAGAGGATTTTCATGTATCAACATTGTAGAGTAATACAGATTAGTGAAAAACTCTAAGACGGACTGATCAAATTTCTTTGCATCTCCCTCCTCAAGTATCGGATCCATACAATTTTCTAACGTGACACCCAACATCTTTGCTAAGACATCCCCCCCTCCATGAGAGTGAGAATGTCCTACTGCTATAACCCAGCCATGCTCTTTTAATTGACGAACTCTAGAAACCATACGCTCACCTAGAATGAAAACACTAGAAGGAATAATAAATAGGCGGACTTTATTCTTCCACTTAATCCAATCTTCATCAGACAACTGTTTTGAAAAATCAAAAAAATTCTCATTCTTCGGAGTGATATTCCAATAACATGGAGGTTTTTCTCTTGTACGGATAAAATTTAATATTGCTTCTACATCCGATTCAAACACCTCAATTTTTT